GAGCTGTCAGACCTACTGGTACAGCTTCCTAGGCAGCCAGAGAAGAAGGACATCTTGTTCAGCGATATGAAGAAGGCTGACCAGATGTGGAGGCGCATAGACCTTCCCAAGGAACTTCTTGCCATCAAGTCTATGGACGAGTGGTACGAGACACCTCGTGAATTTCAGCAGCGATACTCTACCCTTATCGATAAGGAGTTTGACCGCAGGCGGAACGGGGTATGGTTTATGAACAACGGAGAGCCTACCTACATCACAGGGCACCACTATATGTTTCTGCAGTGGTCTAGGATAGACATCGGATACCCATCGTACCTAGAGTTCCAGCGTAGGCTGTTCCTGCACCAGATGGCCTGCGAGGTTGATCCCAGGTGTATGGGACAGATTTATGTCAAGTGTAGACGTTCTGGGTATACCAATATATGTAGTTCCATTATCACGGACGAGGCTACGCAGGTGAAGGAGAAACTACTAGGCGTTATGTCCAAGACAGGTACAGACGCACAGGAGGCTGTCTTTATGTCCAAGGTGGTCCCCATCTTCAGGAGCTATCCTTTCTTCTTCAAGCCCATCCAGGATGGTACCACAAACCCACGTGTGGAGTTAGCCTTCCGTGAACCTGCCAAGCGTATCACCAAGACCAACAAAACCTCTCAGCGTGGAGAGGCACTTGACACTATAATTAACTGGAAGAATACAACAAACAACGCATATGACGGCTCTAAAACGCACCTACTCTTCTTTGATGAGGCTGGTAAATGGCTTAAACCCAGTGACATACGTGAGTCTTGGCGGATTCATAGGACCTGCCTACTTATTGGTCGCAAGATTATTGGAAAGGCTCTTGTAGGCTCTACTGTAAATCCATTGGATCAGGGAGGTCGTCAGTACAGGGACCTATATCAAAACTCGGACCCCAGGGACCGAAACGACAACGACAGAACCAAGTCTGGACTGTATAAGATATTCATCCCTGCATACGAGGCGCTAGAAGGTTTCTTTGACAAGTACGGAAACCCTATTATAGACGACCCTAAGGAAACCATTATCGGAATGGATGGCGACATCATCAAGATTGGTGCAAAGACCTTCTTGAAAAACGAGAGAAAGGGGTTGACTAACGACAGCTACGAACTCAACGAGGTTATCCGTCAGTTTCCATTTACGGAAGACGAGGCTTTCAGAGACTCTACCAAGTCAAGTCTGTTCAACATCGGAAAGATATACGAACAGATTCAGCACAATGACGAGCTGTATCCTGACCCCGTGGTGCGTGGGAACTTCGTATGGGAGAATGGAGTGCAGGACACCAAGGTTCAGTTCAATCCTGACGCTGAAGGAAGGTGGTACATCACCTGGATGCCAGACCCTGACGATAGGAGCGTGATGAAGATGGAGAACGGAAAGCGTGTACCTCCTAACCATATGTACGGGTGTGGGGGAGTTGACTCCTATGACCTAGATGCTACAGTGGATGGACGCTCATCCAAAGGTGCCTGCCATATGTACCTCAAGTTTAATATGAAGTACCCTAGTAACACCTTCATCGCAGAGTACGCCTCAAGGCCACCTCTCGCTAGAATCTTCTACGAGGACGTGCTTATGGCTTCTGTGTTCTTCGGATTCCCGCTGCTGATAGAGAACAACAAGTACGGCATCGTAAGATACTTTGAATCCAGGGGGTACGATGGGTACGTTATGGACAGACCCGAACACCTCGGAGGTTCTACCAACCACGTCACGGTAAAGTCAAAGGGTATCCCATCAAACTCCCAGGATGTAATCCAAGCACACGCACAGGCTATCGAGGCGTTTATCCACGAGCACGTGGGACTGGGCAACGACAGCGGCACCTATGGCAAGATGTACTTCAGCAGGACGCTAGAGGACTGGATCAACTTCAAGATTGATGACAGGACCAAATATGACTTGTCTATATCTTCAGGTCTTGCACTTCTTGCCGCACAGAAAGTTGCGAAGGAGAAGAAGATAGTAAACTTTAACGACAAGGTGTTCTTCCGTAAGGTAAAACAGATAGTTCGATAAATCAATACCTTTGTGTTAAATAAGGCTTAACGTATGATAGATGATGTAGGATTGAGCTCAGGGCTCGGATTCCCAGACCCATTAGCCTCACACGCTATAAAGGTCACACGGGAGTACGGGCTCAAATATGCGAAAGGCGTATACGCTCAGTGGGGTGGAACGGAGACTACAGGCTCTCTGTACAATAGACGCTGGAAGGAATTTCAGATCAACAGAGACTATGCCAATGGTACTCAGGATACAAATATATACAAACAGATTCTAACCTCTCTAGACCCGAACAATGGCGATGGTGCACTGATGTCACTAGACTGGACACCTGTACCTATTGTTCCAAAGTTCGTGAAGGTGGTGGTGAATAAGATTCTGTCCACTGAGCCATACCCAAACGTAGATGCTATCGATCCCATCTCTCAGACTGAGAAAGATAAGGAGAAGGCTAAGATCAGATTCCGCATTGAGAACAAGGCTGTAATCAAACAGGCCAAAGATGCTGGCATCGATGTAGAATTCAACCCTGACGATTTACCTGACACCACCGAGGAGGCAGAAATCTTCCTAGAGTCTTCCGTTAAGACAGGTGCAGAGATTGCTGCACAGATTGCCACAAGACTGACTCTATCCTGGAATGACTTCAACGAGCGCATCTACAGACGTAACGTAGAAGACATCGTCACTGTAGGTATGGCTGTTGTAAAGAGAGACAACGACCCCAACTACGGAATCAAGACCAAGTACGTAGACCCCGCCTTCTTCATTCATAGCTTTACAGACGACCCGAACTTTACGGACTGCGTCTATATGGGCAGTATCCAGCGAATGACAATTCAAGAACTGAAGCGTATTGCAGGAGACCAGTTTACAGAAGACGAGTACAAGAGAATTGCAAACAGCGTAGCCAACAGACTAGGCAACAATGCCGACAGACTGATGGATATGCACTTCGACCCATCGCTGAGTTCTTACAACTACGGATACGATGAGTTTACCGTAGAGATTATGGACTTTGAGTTTGTGAGCGTAGACCAGATCATCTTCGAGAAGAAGACCTCACGCTTCGGCAACGAAGGATTCTACTACAAGGGATACACCTACAAGGCACCAGCGCAGTCTGTATACGACAGAGAGCCTGTGGCTATGAACAATGCTACACTCTACGGAGGTAAGTACATTGTAGGTACAGACTACTTGTTTGACTACGGCCTGAAGAAGAACATCCCGAAGAACATCCACGACCTTTCTAGAACTCGGTTCTCTTACTCTGTTGTTGCGACAAACATCAGACGTATGATTCCTAAGTCTATGGTAAGTGGCGTGATTGGCTTCGCAGACCAATTGCAACTCTCTCACCTAAAGATTCAGCAGTCTGTTGCCAAGGCTAAGCCTGATGGATTGCTTGTAGACATCGAAGGTCTTGAGAACGTACAACTGGGGCGTGGCGGAGAACTACAGCCTTTGGATATCCAAGACATCTACGAGCAGACGGGTATATTCTACTACCGCTCTAAGAACCCTGACGGAGGATTCCAAAACCCACCTGTCCGCTCACTGGACAATAGCATCAGAAATATCAACGAACTGATTACGCTGTACAACCACTACCTGCGGATGATCCGTGACGCTACGGGCATCAACGAGGCTATGGACGCTTCTACTCCCAAGGGAGAGCAGTTGGTAGGTGTACGTCAGCAGGCCATTGCGGCTGGAAATAACGCCATCTACGACATTACTAACGCTTCTATGGTACTCTACCGCAGAGTGTGCGAAGATGTCGTTAAATGCCTTCAAATCATCCCTGTGAGCTCTGTCCTTTATAAGGCATACGAGAACGCTATCGGAAGAGAGAATATGTCTGTGCTGAGTTCATTCAAGGACCTGCCTATGTACAACTTCGGTGTACGTGTAGTTACCGAGATGAACGACCAAGACAAGGCGTACTTAGAGGCTAATATCCAGGCTGCATTAAGCACTGGAGAGATTGACCTAGAAGATGCTATTGCTATCCGACAGCTACGTGATGTAGACCAGGCTGAGAAGCTGCTTATCGTGCGTCGTAAGAAGCGTATTAAGCAGCGGCAGGAGGTTGCCTCACAGAATTCTCAGATGCAGGCACAGGCTAACATTCAGACGGCACAGGCTACTGCTCAGGGAGAGGCACAACTAGAGCAACTAAAGTCTCAGCTGGATATTCAGAAGATGCAGATTGAGGCTCAGGTGAAGTCACAACTCCTGCAGGTGGAATACAGTCTGAAGATGCAGTTGGAGCAACTGAAGCTAGGAGTCCAGCAGCAGCAGGATGACCAGAAGACGCAGCAGATGCAGGCAATGGAAGAGATGAAGGAGGAGAAGAAAGATGAGCGCATTGATAAACAGGCTGTCGCTCAGTCCAAACTCATCTCACAGAGACAGGGTAAAAGACCTGAACTGACGGACGAGCAGGAGGATGACATTATGAAAATCCTTGCTGGAGAATAACGTATATTTGCATAACATAGTATTGACCTTTGCTTTTTGAACTTTTATCTTTTGAACTATGGCTTACGAGAATATTCAGGCGGATACTAATTTCTACCGCCAATCCTTCGGACAGAAGGGTTTTAGAATTATCACATCCGCTTTCACTCCCGTGGCTGACGAGCAGTATCGTGTTATTGTCCCGTTAGAGGATTCAACCGTTAGTGCTACTTCACTTGGAGCTGTCGGAGATAATCTGTCATCTACCGCAATTCCTGCTGGGTTAGCGGTTTATGGACTATTCAGCTCCGTTACCGTATCTACTGGTAAAGTACTAGCCTACATCGCCTAAGTTATGTTAGGTCTAGGCTTAGGTATAAACAAGTCTGGTGGGGTCTTAGACCCTGCTAAGGCTATCCTTAACGGCTATATCATCCGTGTAACTGCCGCTGGTGGATACATAGAGGGTACTCAGTGTGCCTATCTAAAGATGAAGGAGCTTAGCCAGATTCCTTGATGTCCGTGACTACAGACGTTAACATACCTGTTAAACTATGCACAAAGTGCAAGGAAGTCAAAGACTTGTCAAGTTTTACAAAAAACTCTACAAGACCTGACGGATTTACTGAGTGGTGTAGGCCCTGCAAGAATACTGCGGACAAGGACTACAGAAACAGAAATCTTGAAAAGTGCAGAAAGACGAGTAGGGATTATTATGCCAAAAATTCAGAGGTACTCAAAGAGAAAGTGAAGCAGTATGCAAAAAATAACTCAGAAATAATAAAGCATAAGAAAGCTATATATTTTCAAGAGAACAAATCAAAATGGTCTGAATACTATAAGAATAGAGCTATCGTAGATCCTGTTTTTAAGATGAAGATGTCTATCAGGAGACTGATTGTAAAGGTTATGCGGGGTAGTAAGACACAGCGATGCGAGCAGATACTAGGCTGTAGCTACGTAGAACTATTCAACCACATAGAGTCTCAGTTCGAGCCTTGGATGACGTGGGAGAATAAGGGTAAGTATAATGGTACCCTGAACTACGGATGGGATGTAGACCATATCATACCTCTATGCACCGCTAAAACTGTAGAGGACATTATAAGACTGAATAACTACACTAATCTACGCCCGCTGTGTAGCCACGTTAACAGAAACATTAAGAGAGGAAAGTATGAGTAACCTACTTAGCGATGCTTCGTGGCTGATGATCCCACAGGGCATTAAAGAAGATATTGTATTTACACAGAAGCCAGTAGATGGGTCAGGAAATTTGACGTTCACCCGTGCCTCTGATGCCACCCGTACCAATAGTGCTGGTGAGATTGAACGGACTCCGTGGAATTTGTTGCAGTTTAGTGAACAGTTTGATAATGCAGCTTGGACTAAACTAAACATAACCATAACTTCCAATGAAGCAGTTAGCCCTACAGGAACATTGACTGCTGATAAAGTTGTGCAAAGTGTAAATGTTGGCTCCGATTTACGTACGACATCTACTTTTAGCTTGGTTAGTGGCAACACATACACTTGGAGTATTTATGCTAAAAATGCTGGCTATAAATACGTTCGTCTTATTGCTTGGTCAAGTGATGACCCAGTTACAACTTACGATTTAGACTCTATTTCTGTAGTTTCTGAATCAGGTCCAGCGCACACATCTACAATACAAGACGTTGGTAACGGGTGGAGACGTTTAACTATAACAAGAACAGTATCAAGTGCTGTTGGATGGGTTCGTTGTGTTCCACTTTCAACAGCTA